CCACCCTTGCAACCACCCTTGCAACCATGTTCCAACCGCACCCCTTGGAGTCTGCTTCACTGGTGCATGACCGGCTGGAGCGTGAAAGGGACAAGCAGGATGCTTGGGCTGAAAAAAGCCGCGAAGGTGGCAGGAAATCGGCTGAAAAGAGGCAAAACCTCAAGGGTGGTTCAACCACCGTTCAACCACCCTTGGTAGGGTGCTTGCCAAATGGTTCCAACCAAAAGGCAACTCTTCTTCTTCAGTCTACATCTTCTAATACTTCTTCTAACGAAGAAGTAGGGGTGGAGTTTCCGGCGAACCTCATGTCGGCGGATTTTGGAGCGGCATGGGAAAGCTACCTTGCTTACCGAAAGTCATCCCGACTCAAAGCCCTCGCCCCGGCATCGGTCACGGCGCAACTCCGAAACCTCTCGGACATGGGTCACGACGAGGCCATCGAAGCGATCAACCAATCCATCGCCAACGGGTGGCAGGGCATCTTCCCGCCGAAAAACAAGAAACCTGCGCCTGCTAAACAAGAGGAGGTCGAGCAATGGTAGCCACGGTCCAATGCTGCGCGACCGAGTCGTGCTACAACTCGGTGCCGGTTCCGGGCGATGATCTGCTGCGGATTTTTCCGAACATCAAAATCCTCTGTGACGAGTGCGATCTCGAAAGGATCGAGAGGCTCAAGCAGGAGCAGGCCGCAGAGGAGCAGGAGAGGCGGCAGGAGGCGTTCCATGCCATCTGTCCACCACTCTACCGCGAAAGCGACCCAGAACGCATTCCTGCGGCCTTCCTGCGCGAATGCGAGGCATGGCGCTTCAATCCGGTCGGCCTCGGTCTCGTCGGTCCTGCGGGATGCGGGAAGACGCGAGCGGCGTGGATACTACTCAAGCGTCTGCATTTTGAGAACTTGCGAGTCTTTGGCATCACCTCCACGGGATTTGCGAAAGCCTGCGCGGACCAGTGGCATGACAATCCGCAGGCCAAGGCGCTCGCCGAGGACACTCTCACCCGCTGCCGCCGGACGAAAGTGTTACTGCTCGATGATCTCGGAAAGCAGAAGATGACCGAGCGCAGCGAGTTGGAACTCTTCGATTTGCTGGAACACCGATCCTCCCATGAACTGCCGGTGATCTGGACGGCCAACGCCGCCAAGGGCGACCTCAGAAAAATGCTCTCGTCAGATCGTGGCGAGCCGATCCTCCGGCGGTTATCGGAGTTTACGAACATCATCAATACATAAAAACGAAGTTTCGACTGATACCTTTCCCCCCGAACAACAACAACCAAACAACCACATGACAACAACACACGAACTCGCAGAAAAACAAAACCGCTATGTGACCGCCGAAGGCAAATACATCGCGAAAGTAAAAGCCCCCGGCAACGGATGGCTGGGAACCACCAAGAACGGCACGGATTTCATTCGCGTCCCGCTCCTCATCGACGAACCGCTCTCCAGCGACCAGCACGACCAGCACGGACGGGAAATCGTCTGGCAGGGCTGGCTCACCGAAAAGGCAACCAAGCGCACCTGTGACACGCTCGACCAGGCATTTGGCCGCGAGTGGGACATTAAATCGCTCGACGCTGGCAAGTCGCCGTTTCTCGGCCAGAAGTGCCGGATCACGGTCGAGGCCGAGGAATACAACGGCCAACTTCGCCACAAGATCAAATGGCTCAACCCGCTGGAATCCAAACCACGGGAAACCGAGCCACTCTCCAGCGACCGGTTGGCCACGCTCAACGAACGCCTCGCCGCCGCCCGCGCCTCCGATGACGAAATCTCCTTCTAAAGACTACCATCTCGAAGGGGTCCGCGACTTAGCCTGCAATGTCATATTGCAGGCGGTCGAAGACATTTGGAACCGCCAGAAATACAAATCGAAACACCAGCGGGCGATCATGGTTGAGGCTCGGCGGTCGGCTCGGCATTTTTTTAAGAACCGAGCGTTCACGCAAGTTTGTAGCACGATGGATTTACCTGCGGACAAAATCAAAGACGCGGCATTCTACCCGGCGAAATACCCCGAGATCATAAAAATGCTGCGAGAAAGGAAAAAACGATGAGTGATACACCGGAAACGGATGCGGCATGGGCTTGTTTTAAAGGATACACTGAACCGCTGCAAGATGTTCAAGATTTAAGCCGCAAACTAGAGCGCGAGCGCGACCAGGCGCGGGATTTACTGAAACACGCGCAGTCGGCCTTGGACGCAATTCACTTAGAAATTGGCGGATGGATCAAAACAATGTCGGTGACATCAAAATGAACTGGACCCATGAACAACTCAGACAACTCGGATACACCGAATCCAGCCCGGGAGTGTTCACTCACTCTTCAACTGCGCGGATACCTCACGCCCAGCCTCAACCGGCTCCTCGGCAAACATTGGTCAACCATTGCAAAGGAAAAACTCCGCGCAAAAATCGCGTTACTCTCATCATTACGAGAAGCGCATGCTCGCTCCTCGACGCCGACAATTTCGCTGGCGGTTGCAAGCCTCTCATCGACCAACTGCGCTACGCAAAGCTCATTGCCGACGACGATCCGGAAACGGTCGAAATCCTCTTCCGGCAAGTCAAAGTCGAAACGAAGTCCGAAGAAATGACCCAAGTGGAAATCACGCGAAGCTGTGGGGATTATAAAAGGGGGGACGATATTCTTGTCAAGATCAATTTTGACTGATACCATCTAACATCATGGCAACAAAGCCAAAGAAAAAGGGTCGTCCAACCACCTTTACCCAGCAACTCGCCGACCAAATCTGTGAACGCATCGCGAATGGGGAAACTCTTCGCGCCGTTTGCCGGGATATTCAGCTTGCGCCGTCCACGGTGATCGAATGGACGATGAACAATAAAACATTTTCCGAACAATACGCGCAGGCGAGGCAGAAGCAGGCTGATTCCTACGCCGACATGATTCTCGACGAGGCATTCAACTCGCACGATGCGGCTATCGGACGGCTCCGGGTGGATGCATTGAAGTGGGTCGCCAGCAAGCTGGCTCCGAAACGCTACGGCGACAAGGTCGAGGTCGAGCAGACCGGCACAACAAAAATCCGAGTCATCATGGGCGGCGATGTTTGAGTCGGAATTTGAAATCCGACCACGCAGGCAGTTTCGCTCCTATCTGGAGCGGGACAAACGCTGGGCATGCATGGTCGTGCATCGGCGAGGCGGGAAAACATTCGGGTGCATTCAAGACCTGCTCAACAAAGCATTCACCACCGAGCGGGCGGGTCCACCGCTGCGGTTCGCCTACATCGCGCCGACACGCGACCAAGCAAAGGACATTGCGTGGGGATACATCAAGACCTTCCTCTCTCCGCTCCCCGGCGTGAAGATCAACGAGGCCGATCTGATCGCGACCTTGCCGAACGGGGCAACGATCCGGCTTTACTCTGGCGAGAGCTACGAACGGATGCGCGGCCTTTATCTCGACGGCGTGGTGATTGATGAATATGCGGACATCGATCCAGCGGCATGGCATTCGGTGATCCGGCCATGCCTCTCCGACTACAACGGGTGGGCAACATTTATCGGCACACCAAAAGGCCGAAATGCATTTTGGAGATTATGGACCGATGCTTGCGGAAACCCGGAATGGTTTGCCCTCATGCTCAAGGCGAGCGAGAGCGGCATCATCCCGCCCGAAGAACTCACCGACATCCGCAAGGGAACACCGCCTCACATCTTTGAGCAGGAATACGAATGCTCGTTCGCCATCGGGCGCCCCGGCGCGATCTATGTGCGCTCCCTCGAAAAGGCCCGCGCTGAGAAGCGCATCACCAACGACATTCTCTGGTTCAAGGAACTCCCCGTCTACACCTCATGGGATGTCGGCGCTCCGCTCAACCAGAAGGTGTGGATTTGGCAGATGGTCGGCGACCGCATCAACTACCTAGAATCCCTTTCCGGGTCCGATGAATGCAAGACGCCAGCGGATTGGGCGGCGAGGCTCAAGGATCGCCAATACGGTTACGGTGGGCATTACATCCCGCATGACGCCGCAGCGGAAGTGGGAGGACTCTGGCAGGAGGCGCTCGGTCGCAGCGGGCTGACCGGCGTCTGCCCTGTGCCTCGGCAGATTTCGGTATGGGATGGGATCAACTTGGCCAACGATGCGTTCCCGCGCATTCACATCAACGAGGCCGGTTGCGCGGATGGCATCGAGGCGCTCGACGCCTACCACTCCAAGGAGGAACGCGATGGCGTCACGATCAAAGATGTGCCGGTGCATGATTGGTCATCCCACTTCTGCGATGCGTTCAGTCTCTCGCACCAGGCTATCAAGCGCGGGATGGTCATCGACCGCTCCGCGATCCCACGGAAAGCCGAGCGCCACGAAGCAACCAGAGTCATGGCAGGATTCCGAGGCGGTGGATTCGGAAAGGTGCGGCGGTGAATCGCGAACTAGAACTCCAAATCCTCGACCTCTACCGGCGCTACCCACAGCCGCGATGTTTCGCCGAGGAGGTCGAACTCACCGCATGGAATGGCGTGGTCATCAACACCGAGGACTTCTTCATGCTGGCTCGCCCGGTGGATATTCACGACCCCGAGGAACGCTGGCGCGATGCGGCTCACGCATACCACAGGTTGTGTCAGAACTGCTGGCTGATCACTATATATAGTGGTATCAGTCAAAATAACCCTTGCAACTTTGCCCCGTATCGTCTCCCCTACATCGCATGGAGTCGGCGAGACCGCCCGCTCCGAGTTTACGAAACCCAAAAACTCCACACGCGATGCGACTTACTGACCACCAAGAAAACCCTATCCTCTCTCCCTGCCTAGCGTGGTTCGGAGGAGGCGGACGCAAAGGCCCGAGCAAACAAGAGCAGCAGGCCTCGCAGCAGCAGCAACAGCAAATGCAGCAGGCGGCATCACAACAAGCGGCATCGCAACAAGCCGCCCAACAACAAGCCGCCCAGCAAGCCGCCGCACAGCAGGCCGCGCAGCAGCAGCAAATGGCCATGATGGAAAAGCAACGAGCCGAAGCCGCCGCTGCCCAGCAAGCTCAAATCGAGGAAATGAAACGGCAAGCCGAAGCCAACAAGCCCGCGCCCGCCGCGCAGGTGGATGCAGGAAACCCGCAAGCCGACATGGCAGCGGAGACCGCTCGCAGAAAAGGCATGCGGAAATCCATCCTCGCTGGGGAATCCTCGCAAGCTCCCATGACGACCGGCTACTCGACCCTCGGTTGATTCAGTTTTGACTGATACCAAATGACCGGAAAAAATCCCGAACTCGCCGACAAGGTTTTGCAGCGCCATGCGGAACTAGTGCATCAGCGGGCGACATGGGAATCTCTCTGGGAGGACATCGCGAAGTATGTGATGCCCCGGAAGGCGACGATGTTCACACATACGACCTCGCCATCCACCGAAGACGAGGCGCAACTTTTCGACGCCACCGCCGTCCGGGCAAACATGATTCTGGCCAATGGCCAACTCTCATGGATGACCCCGCTCGAAAGCCGGTGGTTCAGCTTGGAACCGCCGAAGGCGATGGAGAGCGAGGACGAGATCGAGCAATGGTTCAAGCGTTGCACCGAGGTCATGCAGGCCGAACTTTCTCGCAGTAATTTCTACACCGAGATTCACGAACTCTATCTCGACCGGGGCGCGTTCGGCACGGCGGCAATTCTGGTCGAAGCTGGGAAGAACAATTCCCTAAATTTCACGAAGCTCGATCTCGGATCGTTCGCGATCAGCGAGGACGACGAAGGCTATGTGGATACGCTCTCTCGCGAGTATGAGATGACGGCACGGCAGGCCGCACTCAAGTTCGGCGTGGAGAACCTCACCGACTCGATGCAGAAGGAACTGGAGAAACCCAACTCCAACCGCAAATTTTCCTGTGTCCATTTGATCGCTCCCCGTGGTCCGGGTGAGATCGAGCAAGGCAAGCGTGATGGCGCAAACAAACCCTACGCCTCGGTCTATGTGGACAAGGCGAGCAAGCATGTCTTCCTGTCCTCTGGCTTCGATGAGCAACCATTCTTCGTCACCCGCTACCTCAAGTGGAAGAACTCCGAGTGCTACGGCTACTCGCCATCGTGGACCGCTCTCCCAGAGTGCAAGCAGCTTAATTTTCTCGAAAAGCAACTCGACTCCCTCGCTGAGATTCATGCGTTCCCTCGCATTCTGATCCCTGCCGGGTTCGATGGCGACATCGACCTCCGCGCCGGGGGCGTTACCTATTTCGACCCCAACAATCCCAACGCAACACCACGGGAATGGGGAACCAATGGGCGCTACGACATCGGCGTCGAGCGGGCCGAGCAGAAACGCAAGGCGATCAACGAAGCCTTCCATGTGGACTTGTTCCAAATGTTCGCGCAGTTGCAAAAACAGATGACCGCCCGCGAAGTCGCCGAGCGAGCCAGCGAGAAGTTGATCCAGTTTTCTCCCACATTTGCTCGCCTCACCACGGAGCTATTCAATCCGCTCCTTCGCCGGGTCTTTGCGATCCTCGCCCGCGCTGGCAAGTTCCCTCCCCCGCCCCAGCAGTTGCAAATGATCGGCGTCATCCCCGAGCCGGATGTCGCCTACAACTCCCGAATCGCCCTCGCGATTAAGAGTCTCGAAAACGCCGCATTCGTTCGCACGACCGAGATGCTTCTGCCCTACGCGCAACTCAAGCCCGACATGCTCGACAACTTTGATTTCGATGAAATCTGCCGCGACATGGCGAGGAACGATGGTCTTCCCGCCCGCTGGCTCATGGAGGAGGAAATGGTCGCGCAGCAACGAGCCGCCCGCGCCCAAGCTCAACAGCAGGCCATGCAGGCGCAGCAGATGGAGCAGGCCGCGAGCGCCCTTGGAAAAGCTGGCAGCGTCAAACAGGATTCCGCACTCGCCGGGATGCTCCCCGGCATGATGGGACAAGCGTGATGGCTCCCGAGGACAAAGCCGCCGCTCTTCGGCGTGAGCGCGAGCGCCAGAAGGTCACCAACGCCTACCATCGCTTGTTTGCAGGCAAGGACGGTCAGACCGTCATCGCCGACCTAAAGCACCAGTTCGCTACCGACTCGCAGGTTTTTCTGCCTGGTTATGATTTCAACCCCGTGGTCGCCGCGCTGCGAGACGGTCAACGAGGCGTTGTCCTCCACATCGAAGCCATGCTCCGCAGGCCGGTCATCGCGGACGGCGACATCGAGACTCCCAAACGCAAAGTGAAAAAATGAGCAAGAAATCCAAACAAGACGACATCCCGCCACGCCCCGAAATGGACCCCATGCTCGGCGACAAGACCATCGAACTCGT